GTCTCCGGCTGTCGGCAACAGGGAGATTGTGCGTACGGATGCATCTTCAGACGGCCCCGATGGCGTGTCGCCGCCGGGCGAGGGTTTGATTTCCGGTGCCTTACCACTGATGAAGGCTGAGGTGCGCCCGGCTGCGTTCAGAATAGCGGTTGCCATACGATCCGGAATAATGCTCCTGCGCGCCCATGAACTGAAATGTGTCGGGCGGTTTGATGATACCTGGTTTCCATTCGTTCTCGATGCCGCACCGTAATATCCTGATGCCGGAATATCCGGATCTTCTGCCGGTGCGTTAGTGGCGGTATTGACGCCGTTACCGTCTGTCATGAAGGGCACAAAATAAACGCCCTCACTCTCCCTGTTTTTATACCCGCCGTACACGGTGTCGTACTGGGTAGCGTATGTATTTTTCCAGTAATACGTCGTGTCACCACAAATCCACGGCACATTTACAGCACTGCCACCATGACACTGCGCGTTAAACACAGTGAGGTCAGCACGAAACTGCTTCAGCATGGCTGTAAACAGCGCAGGTTGCTGTGCGTAGGTGGCGGCGCTCATGTCAAACTCTCCCTGCATCCAGCACACCGCCAGCAACACATTTTTCGGGTTCTTCTGTAATGCAGCTTTAGTGCGCGCAATCAGGTCCTGATATAACGGTTTACCCACCCCCCAGCGCGCCGAATCCTGGCTGGCCCCCGCGTCCGCACTGAATGTCCCCTCCGCGCCCCGGGTGAATGCCGAACCACCACGACAGCATGGTACCAGCAGGATCCCCGCGTTATTCGGGATATACGGGAGCAGTTTTTTGGCAATATGTAAGCCCTGGCCGACACAGCCGTACTGCCCTTTGCTCAGGTCTGCCTTCGGATGATTCAGCGTACTCATATCCTGCACATCATGCAGACAGTGGTCAGCCGGGATGATGTCGTTATACGTACAACTCTCTCCACCCGGAGTTACCGTGCTGCGGCGCGCCAGCTGTTTAATGCGCGGATCCGGAGCATCGTAAGAATCCGGTAACGGAAGCCCTTCACCGTAGGCCATGCCGTTGGACTGTCCGGCAAGCACAACCACGTAGAACCAGTCCGGCTCAGATGAAGGGCCGACCTGTGGATCTCCTTCAATAGCCACCGCCTGCATCAGTGTGTACGGCGTAATGGCAACCGGTCCGCCATATGGCTGCCAGCCCTCTTTCAGTTTGTGTGTCAGCTTTTCCGCAAGGTCTGACGGCGACGCCGCCCTGACAACATCATAGTGTTTAAATGCCATGAATCCTCCCGGCCGGGATAATATTGTGAGTAAAATGAGGAGCGGGCTGAAGTCCGGAAGTTACAGGACAATGGCAGAAGAGAGACAATAGCCCGCAATACGAAAAAGGCCGCGCTATTGCGCAGAGTGATTACTGTCGGATATTATTCGCCAGCTGAAATATTACTTCACGTTTTGTTGTTTATTCCTTGCCGCCCGCGTCTCCCTGCGCGGGATTTTTTTGTCCATAAGAAAGCCCCTCCGGAGAGGGGCTGGAGAGTGGCGCTATGTGCCATTGCATGGTGCCGGGTGCCTCCCGGTGAATTCAGTACCAGCACCTGAATCCGCGATTATCCCATATACCTACTCGCTGATTGCCCCTCCGCACAGGGGGATTCACCATGCCAGTTTCTTTTAACAAACTCCCCGCAAAACAGACAACTGTCAACCGTCTGAATTGTGAGACATTTAAAAAAAAGGCCCGCAAAAGCGAGCCAGGGAAAATAAGTGTGGCGCGTTGTACTGGATTCGAACCAGTGACCGATTGCTTAGAAGGCAATTGCTCTGTCCGGCTGAGCTAACAACGCAGGGTACAGATAATGGACCGCCATCGAGGACTCGAACCCCGCGCAACCAGCTTCGAAGGCTGGCGCTCTATCCTGATGAGCTAATGGCGGTATGTGATGGTGGCCCTTGCTGGATTTGAACCAGCGACCTGGCGATTATGAGTCGCTCGCTCTCACCACTGAGCTAAAGGGCCGCGCGCAGAATAATAACGTTACGGAATTAATACTGCAATCTCATCCGTTTCAAACGATTAAATCCTGAACTTCCCTGACTGTCTGCTCAAAACGTCCGGTCTCCAGCTCAACACCAATCGCACGACGCCCCAGTGCCATCGCCGCTTTTACCGTTGAACCCGACCCCATGAAAAAATCCGCAACCAGATCACCAGGACGACTACTTGCGCTGATTATCTGCTGCAGCATTTCTGCCGGTTTTTCGCACGGATGTTTCCCTGGATAGTACTGCACCGGTTTATACGTCCACACATCGGTGTACGGCACCTGCACCGTCACACCGAAATACCGCCGCAAATTTTTATATTCACTCAGCAGTTCCATATACTGCCGGTTCAGCTCACTGTATGTGCTGACCAGCTGGTGGTGTGGCTTTTCCAGTTCCCCGCGCTGATGTTTCTCTTCTGCCACCCGGGCAAACAGCGACTGTAATTTCAGATAATCGCTTTCATTCGGCAACTGCCACTGACCGGCACTGAACCAGTGCGACACCATGTTTTTCTTTCCTGTGGCATCTGCAATCTGTTTTGCCGTTATCCCCAGGGCTGCGCGCGCATCACGAAAGTAAGAAATCAGCGGGGCCATCACATGCTGTTTCAGTGCACTGCCCTTCGCCGCATACCCGGCATCTTTCGGACGATACGGCCCCTGATAATGTTCCGCGAACAGAATGCGCTCTGTGGCGGGGAAATACGCCCGCAGGCTTTCCTTGTTGCATCCGTTCCAGCGTCCGGACGGCTTCGCCCAGATAATATGGTTCAGCACACTGAAGTGTTCACGCATCATGATTTCGATATCAGATGCCAGGCGATGACCACAGAACAGGTAAAGACTTCCGGCAGGTTTCAGCACCCGCCAGAACTGCGCCAGACACTGGTCCAGCCACTTCAGGTAATCATCGTCGCCCTTCCACTGGTTATCCCAGCCCTCAGGCTTCACTTTAAAGTACGGCGGGTCCGTAACTATCAGGTCAACAGAATTTTCGGGTAACGACCGGATAAATTCCAGGCAGTCGGCGTTGATTAACTCACAACTGGATATTTTTACAGTATTAAGCATGGATCATTAAGCCTGTCTCTGATAGGCTCATTCTGCTTTTGCGCAAAGCAGTGGGCCTGAGGTTTGCTTGTGAACCCAACGCATGAGCAGATGGCTGGCAGGTGCCGCTAACACCCACCAGCCGCCCATTACCACAAATAAAAAAGCCTTCACTGAGGAAGGCGTCTGTAACAACCGAACTGATAATCTGCCAGACCCGCCATAACAAGCTGGGTCAGTATTAACTGGCAACGTTCGCGTGAAAGGTAAGTATTATGCGCAATTTCCCCGACGGTCGCCGGTTCGGTGACGCTTAATTCATTAAACACCACTCTGGCAGTTTCGGTCATATCCTGCTGTTTTAGCATGCCTTTTCCCTTTTCTGGTTAACGTGACATACCAATAACTCTTGTCGAAAAAGCCAGCAAGCTGAAAGACCGATATTAATAACTACCAGCGCGTTTAATGTACCGCACTTCGGGCATCAAAAAACCCGCTCAATGGCGGGTTTAATTAATGAGGTAACAACCTTAACTTGTTTGATTCTGTACTTCAGTGGCCTTCTTCCCTTCAATACCTGCCTTGAAAGTCTCGAATGTTTCAACATTAAACAGCGAAAAAGATTCGATCTGATCGAAGGGCAACACATGCCTAAACTGATAAACTGACAATGGCTCAGAAGTTAATGTGATACCCTGACTAAGGTAGTAGTCCACATAATTATGCTCAACACAAAAAGTCAGAGTATCTTTATCTCTGTACCCGGACATAAAAGGGATTAGCACCAATGTGTTAGTATCTAACTGATTGAAACGTGCCTCATCAATCATCCCCACATAGACCTTGCGAGACTTCAGTGTAACCAACAATAACAATCCACGCTCAACTGATTCAAGAAGGATATTTTCCACGGCACTATGAGCCGCAATTTCTTCAAAAATAGCCTTGCGCTTTTGTGGGTCTTTATGGTTTTTGGTTGCCTCTGATGCCTTCCCGATACTTACAATAATAGTGAAAGCTATCGACATAGCAGGGAACATGCTCAACCCAAACACTCGCATTTTGAGAAAGTCATGGGCGAAAGTAAAGGGAGCGTACCAACCAAACAAGTACGCTGGAATGTTCCAAAGTGACATTCCAGCGTACAGAACAACAACCAATAAGGCAGCGATAAGAATACCACTTATGAGAAACTCACCACCTTTCAGTGCAACATCAAAGTATGCATTCCAACCGATCGCTTTGCTTTGACGGTATCGTGACGGCAAATGGCAGTTGGTATAGTGATAACCACAAACTAAAACAATAACAATCAGCGCAGCCCACATAGAAGACTAACCCTTCTTCTTAGTACTCAATCCCTTAATATTGGCTGCGAAAGCCTTTTGCACATCAGCGTTGTTGCGATTCAAAACCATCGAACCATTACTATCAATGAAAAACTTGTCACTTTCATGCTTAGCTTCTTTTCCATCACACATGGAAGCTATATCTGCAATTTTTTTGATGATCTTCTCAGGTGAGAGGATCGCGCGAGCGGCAAGTGTTAGATATTTCGGCATGCTCCCCTCCGTTAACAGATAAAACACAAAAAGCACACAAACAAAGTATGCGCACATCCTAACCTATGTGGCTAACAACCACTTTCTTTTATAAGATGAGTGTATTACCTAAAGGGTAACTCGGCAATAGCAGAATAGTTTTAGCAAGGTAAAATCGATGGTCTTTCGCTCAACTTACGACAAAAGATAGCCCGCTCAGCAGCAGGCTTTGTTTAGTTTGCCATCGTGTACAAAATCAGCAAAATATCAGATTTACACGAAATGTACGCGATTTAATTGACTTTTGCAATAACCCGCCGCGAAAAGGTCGCTTTTTGTTGCGATCTTGTTTTCATGGTATAAATCAAAGATTCGTTGTCGAGGTTCTTAAAAATGTCGCACATATCACGCCAGTAGTGCGCATAATTGTGGCTCCAGTTGTCTGACTTAACTCCACACAGTCTGGCAAGTTCCTGTCGCTGGTAGACGTCACACCCAGTAATCCTCCCCCTGACATCCTGCGCCGCCAGCCAGATTAATTTCTTCAGACGCTCAAGCGTTTTCCCTGTAATTTTTCTGGTGCCAAAATGCACCTGAAACTTATCCCACGCCCATTTCGCAATGACCACCTGATAATCCCAACTCGGATTTTCACTGTATACCCACAGTACCCACGCCTTCTGATGCTCTTCAAGAGACAGAACGGCGCGTCGCCATGATGATGTCGAAAACTCAACCGGACTGACTAGGGCAATTGATGAACCTTTCGCCAGCGATTGCTTTCCCGGGATCGGTGGATTATCCAGCGTTACCATTTTTCCAGTGACCTTATCGCGGTACCGGATTTTTTTACGTCTGTAACGCCCTGTATCAAACATGGCATTCTCCTGCCAGGCTTCAAGCTGACCTTTTGTTGCCCCACTCAAATCGGCGGTGGCGATAATGAGTTGCTCACGAACAAACTGTAAATACTGGTTATTCATGCGCACTCCAGCTCTGTGATTTTTATCCCCAACCGACCACCAGGAACAGGCAGTCCGCGCACAATATTGATTTCATCAAACTGCTCGTCGTCGATAAGCAACCCCGCATGTGTCAGTGCATCCAGTGGTGCTTTCAGAATATTGTCCAGGTCACGACGGCGCTTATCCGGTGGCTCTGCAATCACCTTTATCGCCAGCCTTCCGGACAGGCTTAATTTCAGCCGCTGCTGGCGAACAATAAGCGCCACTGCCCGGCGATAACGCTCCCCGGCTTTTGATACAAAATATGTGCTGCCACGGCGTCGCCAGTAAGTGTTCACCGTCGGCGGGTAAGGTAAAACCAAATCTATGAGCATCAGTCACCTCTTTTACCCAAGCACGCCAGTTGCAAAGGCGTGATCAAGAAAACGAAAAATTAAATCAACCTGAGAACCATGCTTTTCTTCGAACGCCAGAGGATCCGCATGAAGCTCGTTGTGATGCTCCCGACACAGCGGTAGCGTGAAAATATCGTGAGATTTTGTCCCCATTCCGCCCTGACCATGACCAATCAGGTGATGGGGATCGTCGGCTGGCTTACCACAACATGCACACGGCTGCGTCTTAACCCAGCGCGTGTACTTTTCATTAACCCAGCGACGACGTTTTGGGCGTAACATAAAAGACTCCGGCGACTCCGGATCCACTTTCAGCGCCAGCACCTTTTTCGCCTTATCCTGGATGATGCTGGTGGCAGTAACCGAAGGCACAAGGTCACTTTCCCGGGTGACAGACGGCACAACAGGCTTCGGTAATCTCAGTGCCTTACGGGCTGCACTTTCCGGTAAGGCATCCGCCAGGTCATTACGAATCAGCCACCAGCACAGTTCCGGCATTGTCACAACGTGACTGTCATCAAAACCAAGATCACGGCGCACAACAGACAACACCCAGCGGGCACAGTTATCCGTTGCCATTGCTTCCAGCCGTTCCGTGAACTGGTCACGGAGAAGATTGTCACAGTGCCAGCACAGACGGATTGCGCCTGGCGCGTGCCGCATTGTGGTCATGTTCTCGCTGTGCCAGTCGGAATGAGGCCACTGACAGCCCTTTTCACGAAGTAACCAGCTCTCAAGGCATTCCACGCCACCAGCACGACGGATCACCGCCTCATGGCGGAACACGGCCCGAACGGCAGGATCATCCGCCAGCGGTTGTGATGATGCCGGAACGGCACCACTGGCAAAAGATGAATAACGTTCCGGCTCAGGCTCCAGCAGGACACGCCCCTGCATAAACAGGGGCATCAGCTCTGAACCGGGTCTGAACAAGACGATCCCCATACGCGGGGCAATTTCAGGGGTCAGCAGTGCTCTCACGGTCACCTCAGCGAACGGTATTGCATGAACGCAGGAGAAAAAAATTCAGCCATCACGCAGTAAACTCCTTCACCAGCGTTTCAAACTGGCTTACCTGTCCTTCCAGTTCCGCCACGCAATCCACCAGCTCATCCACCGCCTTTTGTGTGCGGTGTTTTGCCTGCAGCAGATCACGAAGCGCCGGAGTAAGCTGCTTGCGGAGCGTATCTTTTTTCACGCTCGTTTTTTCCATCTGTTCAGCACAACGAAGCATCTCCTGCGCCTGCCGACGAAGTTGTTCCGGTGAAACAGTGATTGTTCTGTTGTTCAAAATAAACGCTCCGTTTTACTGCCCGACATGCGGTTATTGCTGTATCTGCGCGGATTGCCCGGCGTCATGGGTGTGGAAAGAACCCGGGCACTCTCCTGGTCCACAGGCAGAAAATGTCCGTTATGAAAACGCCGGTAAATGGTCCCGAGTGTGCCATTACGCTGTTTCGTGATGTTGATTTCTGCTATGCCTCTGGCCTGTGTATCCGGGTTATACACCTCATCCCTGTAAAGCATCAGAATGATGTCGGCATCAGCCTCTATTTCCCCGGAGTTTTTCAGGTCTGAGTTCATGGGACGTTTATTGGGTCTGGATTCCACGCCTCGGGAGAGCTGGCTCAGAGCAATCAGCGGGAAACCGCCGGATTTTGCCAGGCTTTTAAGTCCCTTTGAGATTTCCCCCACAGCAAGGTCGTGACGCCCCGTGCTGCGGGTTTTAATCAGACCGAGGTAATCGACCACCACCAGCGCCGTTTCCGGGTGTTTCATCCGGTGGTGCTTCGTGGTTGCACATATCTCATCAATGGTCAGGTTTGCCTGATCCACCATCCAGATATTACGCCCCGTCATTCGTCCCACGCCCTGCGAGAAACGCGCCCAGTCTTCATCTTCAAAACGGGCAACAGACTTAAGACGGGATACCGGCATTCCACCGGCAGCAGACACCATACGTTCACCAATCTGGATGTTCGCCATCTCCATGGTGAACAGAAGCACGCCATGCCCCTGCTCAGTCACCTTGTCGATGATGTCCAGCGCAAGTTCGGTTTTCCCCATCGAAGGACGGGCGGCAATGAATACCAGGTCACCGGGCTCCATACCGCCCGTTTTTGCGTCCAGTTCATCAATACCGGTCATCAGCGCCCTGGATTTCTCCAGTCCCTGATTGCGGCATTCAACACGGTCGACCACTTCCGGAAGGACATCATCAATGTGAACCGGCTGAATGACGCCCTTTCCGGTCGACAGTGAGGCCATCATGTTCTGCACATCCTTCAGGGCATCCTCGGCTGCTTCACAGGTATACGCATCACGTAAATTCTGTAATGCTTCAGTCAGTGTTTTTTCTGCATCGCGCAGTGCGGCATTGCGCCGCAACGCTGCGACATAGTGCTCCAGTGAAGACTTCACCCAGGTTTTGCGTCCGGTGTCGGTAATCACCGGGGCAAGTTCCGGCATCTCATTGCACAGCAGTACGGGGTCAATGACGCCGGATATGCGAGCCTGTCTGCAAATCCCCGCGTAAATATCCCGGTACTGACGCACAAAAAATACATCCGCCGGAAGTGTGGCCAGAATATCCATCACTTCCGGATCGGCCCCACGCAGAAAAAACGCACCGATGACAGCGCCTTCCAGGTCATCGTTACGCCATGCCGGGGTGTTCTGGCTGGTCATGCGGCAACACCTCCGATACGAGAACGGTAGCTGGGCCAGTTAAACGACAACCAGTTGCGCCCGCCATCGGTGATCCTGTCGGCAATCCGGGGACTGATGAACGCCCACAATTCTTCCGGTGAAAGGTTGCTGATCAGGATAGTTGGCAAAATACCCTCATACCGGGCATTGATAATTTCCTGCAAAATGGCCATTTCAGCCGCACTGCCAAACTGAACGCCGACTTCGTCGACAATCAGCAAATCCAGTGACGCATAATGCTCAATGACGTCATCCGCTGTTTTTTCACTGTCATTCCGCCAGCAGTTTTTCACAGCCCGGGTAAGGCGCATCACGTCGGTGATCTCCACACTGGCCAGATAGTTACGGATGATGTGTTTTGCCATTGATACCGCCAGATGATTTTTCCCGGTACCGCAACTGCCGGTCATAACAAGACTGGTACCGTTCTCCAGCATATCTGGCCAGTTCTCCGCATAGCGGCGACAGGCCGCAAGATTTCTGGCTGCGTCAGGATTAACCTCCAGATAATTATCAAACTCGCAGTCCCGAAAACGCAGAGCAATTCCGGCGTTATCAGTCAGTTCTTCCGCCTTGAGGGACGACAGTTCCATGGTCAAATCACTGGCCTCAGCGATCAAGCAGTCAGGGCAGCATGAAATTTTTTCTCTGTCCTCGCCATTACGATCGATCCACACCAGTATATGCGTACGATATTTACCGTGTTTTTCGCAATATCCGCGACCTTCACGCATCAGGCAGGAACGATAAGGCCATGGCTTTTCGCCCTTCTGAGCAAATGCAATCTCTGCCCGTAACTCATCCATTTCTGCCCGTAACTCATCCATTCGCGCCTGTAGTCTTGTTTGTTTCTCACGTTGGTCAATCGTCATCATCGCTGTCACCTCAGAATGTCAATTTGTTACTGGATTTACCGAATTTGTCAGACATGGCTCCCAGGCCAGCCAGGACATCGACCTGTCGCTGTCGCCCACCTCCGTGAGCGGCTGGCTGTTGCCAGTAATCTTCGAAGTGACGATCGGGTCCAAAGAACGTCGCAGCCTGCTTCACGAACTGTGTGCCGGTATTTCCTGTAGCACGTACCCAGGCGGCATACCGCTTCACGCCATCAAGCATGGTCTCCGGTTTTATTCCCTCCCTGATACGGGCTTTCCAGGCTTTGAAGGCTGCTGACTTGGAATTGCCACCAGCACGTTTGGGATATTCCTGCCAGGCCTGTTCAAATTCCGGTGAATATTCCTGTCGGGCAGAACGCGCTGGCGCAGACGCGTCAGCGGATGCATCAATAGTGTTTTTAGTCTCCGTTGTAATCTCTGTAGTAATCTCTGTATTTGTATCAACATTCGGCGTATCCCCTGTTCCGTTATGACGTCGGGGGGTGTTCCGTTTTAACGTAATAGCTGTATCGCTGATTGCATTATTGCTGTTACTTTCTGGCGAAACAGAAGAAGGTGTGGTGATGGCCGCAATTGCCTGTGGGTTGATCCCGACAAACAAAATATTGCTGCATTTCACCCCATCGAGCATTTCCACCGTGCGTAAATCCAGAGTAATAAACCCTGCATCGCGCAGACGCTTCAGCGCATCTGCGGTTTCCCTTTTCCCGAAACCAAACTGCTCAGCAAACGCCTGGTAGCTTCTTTGCAGTTTGTCGCCCTGAAAACGCTTGCGATATCCCAGCAACGCTCCGGTGTGCTCATCCCTGACCTCTGTCGGGCGGTACCAGTAAACGATCTCTGAAAGCAGAGCGATAGCCGTCGCATCCGGACGCCCACTGGGTAGTCGAATATATTTCCACCAGTTCGCAGGTGTAACATTGCCGGAAATATTAATTTGACCAATAGCCATAACTTCCGGTGTGGGGGCGTAACGGCTCATACAACCTCCTTCCGCGGCATGAGAATTGTGTAGCCACGCGCAGGTTGTAGTCTGGCTTTTGCATCAATAGTAAGCGTTGCAATTTTTCGGATATGAAGATAACCAGCTCTTTCCAGTGCCAGGGTTTCCCTGAATATCGCTTGCTTAGAACAACAGCAGAAATCAGCAAGCACCTGATGATCAATAACTCTCTCGCCTTCACCGTCTGAAGAACCCGACATCAAAACACGCAACATAATCAGGCGCTGAATCGGGTTATCGAAAGCACATCCGCACACAAACTGAAAACAGTTCACGCCACACCTCCCAGACGCTTAAACATTTTTCCAGACAGAAATACCGCCAGAGGGTAACTGATGGTGTAGCTACGCCCCTGTAGTTCGCACACGACTTTCTGGCTTTCAGCGTTGACTAGGCAAACCCGCAGAACGTGACCGTTGCTGGTGGCGAACCACTGCCCCACACGGGGGCAACGGTTGTATCGGTGATACAGGGAATTAACGATGTGGCGGATCATGGACGCACCTCCACCGTAGTTACGTATTTAACCGGGCTACCTTTCATTGAGATGGTTTCACACATCTCTGCCGCTTTCAGTTCCGCTGTTTTTCTGGATTTATAGCGACGGTGCCAGACAGATACATCCGTGCGAACTGATACATCGTTTCTGTATTCCGTAGTGGAGATGATGATTTCGTAACTAATCATGGGCGAACCTCCTTGTCAGAACCATTCAGCCTGGAATCAACAAGTGCAGCGCCAAAAACAGCATCACCAACACGGTCGTACAGTTTGCTAGCCAGCGGAGATTCAACGGCCTTAAGCATTGGATAAAGCTGGCTTGTCCAGATTTGATGGATTTCACGCAAATGCAGGTATACGCCTCTGGCGTTTCGTGCGACAGCTGACATATCAGACGCATCGGCACCTGATAAACTCTTCTCCATCAGGTTAAAGGCGTTGATGTATGCCTCTTTGAACCGGGCAGCACGTTTACCAGTGAAGCCCATGGCAAGAAACGCAAAACCGTCGCGGGTGATTTGGTAACAAGGGAGCTTGCGTGTACCACCGTTCGGTTGATTTACCGAAATCGATGTCTCCGCAAAATTGCGGGCACAAAACTCAGGGGAACAATCCAGAGTGCGGATCTTTTTCAGCACATCGTCATGACGCTTGGAGAAGAAGTTGGCAACAGCCAAAGAAGTGGTAACGGCCTGGCCGTTGTCAATGGTGATTTCAGGTTGAGTGAGGGCTGGGATCGTAGCCATGATGGCAGCCTCCGTTGACAGTGAAAAACTTCCACCACCGGAAACGCCAATTTCACTGGTGGTGAACTGGACGGGGTTGGCGTAACCGGCGTCAACGGAGACCGGCGCACCTTTCGGTGCCCCCGCCCAGCCCACCATAATCTGGATGTGAGCAAATGCGGACGATAAAAAAGACGCTGACGCGTCATACATCGCCGTTGACAATTTCAGGACGCCAATCCCGGCACCCGCTTTATAAGGTGCGGAGACAGTGTAACGTCCCGAAATTGCAGAATCAATATTTGGTCTTGAAATGATCATATAGCTGCTGATATCTTTAGAACTGTTCTTGGATGTTTCGGAGCCGTTTTATGCGAAACAGCTCCCCGTTATTGATGTTGAGTGAGCCGGGTTACTCCCGGCTTTTTTTCATCGCTGCCAACCAATAACCTGAAATAACCCCATTTTCGGGTGATACCAGCGAGTCCCTCGCGGTTCTGCTTCCTCCATAACCCGATAAAAAGCAGCCATAAACGGTTCCACAGCAACAATTGCGCGACGTGACAACAATCCGTCCGGCGTCATGAACTCATGTGTGTCTGTAGGAATTTGATAGGCGTTCACCAGATTGCGGCATTTATCATCTGACAAACCGGTTTTTGCTTTCAGTTGGCGATATCCGGCATAGCCCTCACGAATAGTGCCCTTTTTAATTTGCTCGACTGTTTCAGCAACGTGGCTGACTTTTTCTTCCACCTGAGTGATCCGTTTCTGTTGGCGAACGGCTTCAAGAGCCATCGCGGCAACCATTTCGATTTCGCTCATTGGCTTACGGATCTGTTCTTCCAGTTCGCGCCAGCGATCTACCAGGCGAGCTGTGAATTCAGGACAGAGCTGTGCGACGACAATGATGCTGTCGCGCTTACCTCGTTCACCTTCGAATACATACGCGCTAGAAAATCGGCGAGGCCCAAGTGATTGTTTATTCTCAATTTCCACAGTCTGTGGAAATTGGATGATTCCCTTTTTAGCCAGTGTTTCAATAGTTCTCTTAACACTATCTGGTCGGCTTCCCACCAACTCTGCGATCTCAACGCTGGTCATGGATGCTTTGCCGTTAAAAATTGCGGTGTTCATTGTTGGTCTCCTGTGGGCTTGTCATCTTCTGTATTCGCTAGACTTGGGTGTGTATATGGAATGCTCGGATCCAGATGACAAAGAATGGCAACATCCTCCGGAACACCTCGCGTTTTCCACTTTCCAACACCTTGACTGCCACGAGGCCTTCCTTTCTTTGGGAACCTGCGACCAATAGCGGCATTGGTTTTAAATTGAATTTTTAATATTTCATAAAGGGTCATTCTTTAGTCTCACGCCAGATACTTTGTTATCCAACGATGTTAACCACAGGAACCCAAAGTATCAAGAAATTCTGTTACTTTAGTATCAACAGCCATGAGAGGAGAAGAAAAATGAAGTCTTTAGGTGAACGTCTCATCAACGCACGGCAAAAAGCTGGGTTAACACAAGATGCGTTGGCTAAAAAAGCTGGGGTCACCAGAGTTGCAATAAGTAAAGCCGAGCAAGGCCTTACAAAAAGTTTCAACGGTGACACCCTTTTTAAAGTTGCAGCTGCACTGCGGTGTTCACCGCAGTGGCTTCAGAACGGAGATGAAAAAGATAAGCATTGGGAAAATAATGTTAAGAGCTGCCCACAGAGAGACACAGCACACTCTTACCCTGTAATTAACTGGGTTCAGGCAGGATTATTCGCAACTTCTGGTGATGACTACAACATGTATGATCAGGATAATTGGAGGCATTCTGTAAAATACGCTGGTGAGAGGGGGTTCTGGCTGGAAGTGCACGGAGACTCAATGACTTCGCCCGTAGGAATAACATTTCCTGAAGGAATGTCGATCCTTGTCAACCCAGATAAAGAAGTTTTTTCAGGGTGTTACGTCATCGCCAGAAAAAAATCCACCAATGAAGCAACATTCAAAAAATATATTTCTGACATGGGAAAGGCGTTTCTAAAGCCCCTTAATCCACAATATCCAATCATAGAAATGGACAATGATTGCGAAATAGTAGGTGTTGTGGTTGATGCCAGATGGGATATTTTCTGACCAGACACAAAACACAAAAAGAAACCAAAGTATCAAAAATCACTTGCTACGCCTTGATACCTTAGTTACCATAAAACAAAGTTCGTAACTGAGGTATCATCTCATGATCAATAAAGCTACAACTCTTGACTGTCTCGAAGAACTGAAAAACCTCGGCAGCCTCATTACACTAATAGCAAAAGCAACACCTGATGCTACGCTCTCTAGCGATATAGAGTCATGCGCAGGACTGGCATGGGATATGACAAATAGCATATCCAGAAAGCTATCGTCAGCAATGCTTTTACAGAACAAAAATTCTGCAATCAACAACCGTCTTCGCACCCAACGCGAAGCCTGCGGCTTAACAACCGCCGAACTCGCCAGGCTGCTCGATCTCGATGAAGAAATTATCATCCAGTGGGAGAGCGGAGAGTATGAACCAACTATCAGTATGCTTATCCCACTGGCAAATATTCTTGGCTGCGATGCGATGTGGCTGTTAACTGGTGAGGTTACTCCTCCGGAGCAACCAAAAAGTGAGGAGCAGCAACACCATGACGCATCTCAACAAGTTTGCCCCTTATCTCGCGAAGCTCTTCTACGGAAGAACCAATACCAATGGTGACATAATCGCCGCTTCGCCCCTCAAGGTACATGCGAACATTTTTATCAATCATTGCGGAAACAGTCTTAATATGAAAACACTTCTGAGACTCGCTATATAGCAGAACATATAAGTCAGCTGAGGAAACCATGAAAAAGTTCGAAAACATAACTGTTCTCCATGTTGATGACTTTGATTATACAAACCCGGAACTTCTCCCGGAGGTTGTAAAGGCAATAGATGTTGCCGATATAGTGATTAGAGAAAAGAGAATTGTCAAAAACAGGCTCGTATGCACTTCAGGAGCAATGACAGAAACAACCTCACAGCAAGATAATTACGAAGGCATTTGCCTGGAGCCTGATTCATTTGCGGTAAATGTTTATCATTTATTGCATGCAACACAGGTATTACATATGTCCAGTAATCACGAAACGAAAACACTCGGCAGCGAAATTCTGAGTTTTGCATGTGAGTATACAAAAGCTGCTGCCGAAAAAGAATTAGCGCAATAACAACAAATATGCCCTGAACGTTTATTGCGGTTTTATCGCCGGGGATTGTTACAACCTTAAACCACAGGAGGCTTTATTGTGACTTTTATAAAGAATATGGCATCACACAAGACCGCCTGCCTTATTGCACAATACGGTGAAAATTACATGCATATTGCCTGCTTATTTCTGCGTAAAGCATACGGGAGATAATAATGCATCAGAAAACAGCAGAACACGAACAAACCAGAATATTGCTGACCATCAAAAACGGGAAAGTAATATTCATTCGCCATGTTCATGACGATGAACTTGTAGGAACTCTTTCAACATTCCTGTTTATTGCAGAAAAGGCAGGATATGACGTTATTGCACCAGCAGATGAAGATGAAGATGAGGAATAAATATCATGCAATACGATGAATTCCAGGCTGAAGCAACAGCCAATGGTATACGAACTGGCAGTATGACGATTGATTATCACGACGCCATACGTCGTCTGGATGCCGGAGAATTCGATACTCCTAATGTGCGAGGTTTACGTATCCTTCAGTGTCTGGCGCAAGCCGACGAAGCAGGATTACTGGGTAAACTTCCGGTTGAGATGAAGGTTGCTCAGTGGCGATGGTTGTATGTGACGACATTCATCAACGAAGAAGAAGACAAGAACGGCACAATTGATATCCTGAATGAACACGGAACAACTGAACACGCCGTGGTATATAACGGGATGTATGGGTTTATGACGATATATCCCGGCCCCATTCGATTTGCCTTACAACAGTATATTGAATGGAATTTAATTCAAAAATACGGCGAAGCTGAAGGAATGGGAAGAGCGCTGTTTCTTTATCAGAAAATGCTCACTACTTCCCCTGATAAAGGTTTCATTCTTTCAGATATGGGTCGAGAAGGGCTTGAAATCCTTCTGGATGAAATTATTAACGAAATGAATACTCATGGCATGCAATCCGAAACAGATATTAAGTAAAAGGGACCACATGACCGTTATCGAGTATATCCAGGAAAATCCAGATTGCAGTAGAGAAGATATATCCCTCGCACTTGGAAGAAGCGCAACTTCTATCAGTAATGAATTATCACGGTTATTGTGGAATGGGTTAATAGTACGAACTGGAGAAAAAAACAAAACGATTCTGTACTGCGTAAACAATCTGCCGTTTGGATACAGCAATCCCCTAAGTGTTATGTTCAACCAGTTACTTAAACAGGTAAGAAATGGCAACTGACTCACAACTAACCATAGAAACGGCCCTGAATGTCGGCCTGGCGCTCCTTGGTTATTTTTACATCGTGTTCTGCAGCGGACGGTGGCTGTCGCTGTTGTTCCTGAAAAAATGGAATAAACGCCGTAAGCAGGATGAACGCCAGAAGGCAATGAATGCGTTTTCCGAAGCCTTCGGAATTGACGGCATGGAACCAGGGGATCCAGCTCGCGCAATCAGCAGAGGGGGTGTAGTAATCCTTGTATATCGGAGTGAAGAGAAAAATGACGATCACAAAACAACGAGTAGAAAAAATCATATATCGCCATGAAATGGGACTGAACAGCGATGTCACTGCCGAAGAGGTTTATGACCTGGCTGTACTGGCGCTGAATTTATCAAATATCGCAAACCTGAAGCGATACGAGCTTGATATGGATGGTTGCGACTCGTGCGGTCAGGATTGTGGCGCAGATATGACTGAAGATCCTGATGGTGATTATGTCCTGTTTGATGACGTGGTTAAGTTGTTTGAATTTGATACAACCACTCAAAAGTTAGAAATCCCGGCAAAGGAGGCTGCCAGTGAGCAAGATTGACTATCAGGCACTGCGCGAGGCGGCGGAACAGGCAACGCAAGATGAATGGGTAGCATATATTTTGCCGGGTCATAACGGCATTTATCCTGCGCGCACGTCTGAGGGTAGGCATTGCGGATACTTTATTGACTGGCCTGGCGTCTGTCAGGGGCGGGAGAGCATCAACATGAGCATCAGAACCTACGCAGTGAATTGCAATGACGCATGGCTAAACACCGAAGGTGATGACATCTCCGGCTCATACGTTAAGTACAAAGACCATCAGGAAGTGGTTGCCGCTCTTGAGGCCAAGTGCGCGGCGCTGACAGCGGAGAATGCGGGAATAAAGTCTGCAATTCCAGAATCACGGGATATTGAGGATGACAATGACAATATGGATGACGTATCTCTCGCGGAAGACTTCGGGTTCAATCATGCAATAGAACGGATGAGGAGACAGATACCTGAAACGCCAACCACTGATGCTTTCCTGGCTGAAGTCCGGGCGCAGGGGGTGGATGCTGCTATAGAAGCTGCAAAAAATCTGGTGGCCCAAGAATATGAGTATAAGGATTTCAAAGCGGCGCAGAGTGATTGCTGTATGCACCCTGGTTCAGACCTGGTAGGGAAGGTTGAAATGACTGAGTGGTTAGTTGACTTTGCTGCCCAGCTTCGCAAAGGAGGCAACCAGTGAGCGAAATTAATTACCAGTCACTGCGTGAGGTGGCGGAACGTGCAATTCCAGCAATGGAACGCCTGTTAATGTTGCCAGCTGATGATGATTTGTTAAGTGAACAGGAACTTAAAGATTACGGTGTGGATATTGATGCGCTCAATGCCTTCAAATTTCTGACCGGACCAGAAACCGTGCTGGCACTACTGGATGAACGGGAAAGAAACCAGCAATACATCAAACGCCGCGACCAGGAGAACGAGGATATTGCGCTTACGGTTGGGAAGCTGCGCGTTGAGCTTGAAGCAGCAAAATCAAAACTCAACGAGCAGCGCGAGTATTACGAGGGAGTTATCTCTGATGGGTGCAAGCGTATTGCTGAACTGGAAGCGCGGGAAGTTCAATTACCGACTCGCTACGACCTTCGATATGGACACCCGATAAATGCAGATGAGCGACAAGTCATGATACCTAAAGAAAATGGCAGTTGGCTTTACCTGATTGACCTAGAACACGCATTACGCGTCGCTGACATTCGTATCAAAGGAGAGTGATATGGCCACTTTAACAAAAAAGAACGGGCATGGTTGAATGAATTACAGGACGTTCTTGATCGCTGTCCATCACCAAAAAAATTGGTTTTTACACCATTGGCGATAAAACCATTTACCTGTATGACCTACGCCGCATGGATGAAATCATGGAGGCTCTTGATAATCGTTCGTCGATGGATTGGTGTGTTGCTGTCCATGATATGAATGCAGGGTTTGATGAAAAGATTTTGTTCCCCTCATCAGTTGAAAGCACTGCGGGTTAAGGAGTAACACATGACCACTATAACCAAAGAGCGACTGCTGACAATCAAGCAGTGGCGCGAAACATACGGACCGGGTAGCAACGTTGTGCTTCCAGCAGAAGAAGCGGAAGAGCTGGCACGGATTGCGCTGGCATCACTGGCAGCAGAGCCGGTGGCAAAGATTATAGCTCATTACCCATTAGGAGTTGACGTAGGCAAACAAAAATTCGTACAGGCCATTAGAGAGCTTCCTGACTTTGGCGGATATCTATTTGCCGCCCCTCCAGCGCCGATAGTGCCGGAAGAAATGTATTGGCAGGATGCGCCAGTTGAAGGCAGCAGCAAAGCGGCTGCATACGCTACAGGCTGGAACGATTGCCGCGAAGCCATGCTTCAGTCCGGAAACTTTCGGGAAAATAAAGATTCGTCAACCAATAATTTTCGGAAAATCCCGGAAGCGTCAACCAGCTCTCCGGTAACTCCGGATGGTTGGATAAGCTGTAGTGAGCGAATGCCGGACGACAGGCAGGAGGTGAATCAATGAGCTGGCCTGATGCAATCGTAACTCTGGGGGTGGTCTTCGCAGCAGCGTTTGTTGTGTTCTCGATTTGTCGATGGGGATAACCACATGTTCGCTTTGATTCAACGCGGTCAGATATACACGGACAGAGCCGGATACCCCGTGGTGATTACTCGCATCACTGAGCACTCAGTGTTCTTTCGACGGATGGACGGACGATCAGGGCGGGTACGCATTGGTGAGTTAAACTGCCTGTTCGAACATATTGACCACCAGGAGTACCGCAAAATTCTCGCGGACACTGAGCAGGAAAAGCACCTGAAAAAATTACGAGCCATAAAAAGGAAGTAAAGAATGAATAAAGCATTTGAACGATGGGTCCACCAGCGTTACGGCAATCGCTATGACCTGACGCGAGATGTTGACGGCTTCTACTGTCGTGAAGTTGTGAAGCGAATGTTTGAAGTGTGTTGCCACTGCCGTGGGCTGAGTGTTGTGTGAGGTAATACATGGGCAATGTGATTCAACTGGCTCCCAATGAATGGGTTTGTGAAAGCGTTCTTATCGCAATTACCGGGCTCAAACCAGGCACAATTCTTCGGGCCCGGAAAGAATGCTGGATGGTTGGAAGAGAGTATATTCACGTATCACCAGACGGTAATCCAAAGCCTTCCAGTGAATGTATGTATAACAGAAAAGCAATAGATGCCTGGGTCGCCTCAATGAAAAACAAACAACCCAGGTGATTTAATATCATGAAATATGTAAGCTCGTATCGCTCTTGGGCGTCTGGAGGTATCGATGGATAAAGTCAAATATCCAACAGGCGTCGAAAACCACGGCGGCACATTACGCATCTTGAACCGCCCCGGAAATCCTGGAGACTAAACTCCCTGAGAAAGAGGTAAACAGGATGACTAAAAATACTCGTTTTTCCCCCGAAGTCCGTCAGCGGGCGATTCGTATGGTTCTGGAAAGTCAGGATGAATATGACTCACAGTGGGCGGCAATTTGTTCCATTGCCCCAAAGATTGGCTGTACGCCGGAGACTCTGCGTGTCTGGGTTCGCCAGCATGAGCGGGATACCGGGGGCGGTGATGGTGGGCTCACCAGCGCTGAACGTCAGCGTCTGAAAGAGCTGGAACGTGAAAATCGTGAACTGCGCCGCAGTAACGATATCCTTCGCCAGGCTTCCGCTTATTTTGCGAAGGCGGAGTTCGACCGCCTCTGGAAAAAATGATGCCACTGCTGGATAAGCTGCGTGAGCAGTACGGGGTCGGACCGGTATGCAGCGAACTGCATATTGCCCCGTCAACGTATTACCATTGTCAGCAACAGCGACATCATCCGGATAAACGCAGTGCCCGTGCGCAGCACGACGACTGGCTGAAGAGAGAGATACAGCGCGTATACGATGAAAATCATCAGGTGTACGGTGTGCGTAAAGTCTGGCGTCAGTTGTTACGGGAAGGAATCAGGGTGGCCAGATGTACAGTGGCGCGCCTCATGGCGGTTATGGGACTTGCCGGTGTTCTCCGGGGTAAAAAGGTCCGCACTACCGTCAGCCGGAAAACCGTTGCCACAGGTGACCGCGTAAACCGTCAGTTCGTGGCAGAACGTCCTGACCAGCTGTGGGTGGCTGATTTTACTTACGTCAGCACATGGCAGGGCTTCGTCTATGTGGCGTTTATCATTGATGTGTTTGCCGGATACATCGTGGGGTGGCGGGTCTCATCGTCTATGGAAACGACATTCGTGCTGGATGCGCTGGAGCAGGCGTTGTGGGCCCGTCGTCCGTCTGGCACCATCCATCACAGCGATAAAGGCTCTCAGTATGTGTCACTGGCCTATACGGAGCGACTAAAAGAAGCCGGATTACTGGCATCAACAGGGAGTACAGGCGACTCGTATGACAACGCGATGGCTGAGAGCATCAATGGTCTTTACAAAGCGGAGGTAATACACCGTAAGAGCTGGAAAAACCGTGCAGAAGTGGAACTGGCCACACTAACGTGGGTGGACTGGTATAACAATCGACGATTGCTGGGAAGGCTGGGCCATACTCCTCCGGCAGAAGCAGAAAAAGCTTATTATGCTTCCATCGGAAACGATGATCTGGCAGCCTGAGTTCACAGATAAAACACTCTCCAGGAAACCCGGGGCGGTTCATCTGGTTTAATTTTAAAGGTAAACGTGTCAGGGAAAATCTTGGTGTCCCTGACACTGCCAAGAACAGGAAGATCGCCGGGGAACTGCGGACATCAGTATGTTTTGCCATCCGCACAGGAAGCTTTGATTATGCTGCACAGTTCCCTGACTCCCCCAACCTTCAGGCTTTTGGGGTAAGTAAAAAAGAAATTACGGTGAAGGAACTTGAAGAAAAGTGGCTGGATCTGAAACGAATGGAAATCTCTGCAAATGCATTCAATCGCTATGAATCCGTTGCAAGAACGATGGTTCCGAAAATTGGAGGCAGTAGACTGGTGTCATCGGTAACCAAAGAGGAATTGCTGTATATCAGGAAAGATTTGCTTACCGGGTATCAGAATTCAACGAAAAACAAAGCAGCAGCAAAAGGACGGAGCGTCGTTACTGTAAATTATTACATGACGACAATCGCTGGAATGTTTCAGTTTGCTGCAGATCACGGTTACTTAGAAGCAAATCCCTTCCAGGGAATTAAGCCTCTTAAAAGAGCCAGGGCAGAGCCAGATCCGCTAACTCGTGACGAATTTATTCGCCTGATAGATGCTTGCCGACATCAGCAGACGAAAAACCTGTGGTCATTGGCTGTGTACACAGGAATGCGTCACGGTGAACTGGTCTCCCTGGCCTGGGAAGATATCGATCTGAAGGCAGGAACAATTACCATCAGGCGCAATTATACGAAACTTGGTGAGTTCACTCTACCGAAAACTGAAGCAAGCACAAACAGGGTTGTGCACCTTATCCAGCCCGCTATCAGTGTCCTGAAAAATCAGGCTGAAATGACAAGACTGGGTAAGCAGTACAACATCAAGGTGCAACTACGTGAATATGGACGTTCAGTGAACCATGAATGTACTTTCGTGTTTAACCCTCAAGTGGTTAGAAAAAGCGAACAGGTAGGTTTTGTCTACAAAGTCGATTCTGTAGGTGACTCATGGGAAACAGCCATTAAGCGTGCAGGGATCAGGCATCGAAAGGCATACCAGTCACGACACACTTATGCGTGCTGGTCATTATCTGCCGGAGCAAACCCAAGCTTCATTGCCAGCCAGATGGGCCATGCAAGTGCCCAGATGGTATTCAATGTATACGGAGCATGGATGACTGACAGCAATGCAGAACAGATCGCAATGCTGAATCAGAAGCTGACAGATTATGTCCCAATGATGCCCCATAGTCACCAAAGTGACACCAGAGGCTTATTAAAATCAGTAAGTTAA